CATCAGAAGGTCATTCTCTATCTGTTCATCCTCGAACATTCCCATTGGTGTCTTCACTGCATCAGCTCCGTTGGTCTTAGTGCGGAAGAAATATCCGTCAGCTCCTGCAACAGCCTTGAGAACGATACTGAAGCATCCTTCTACGACAATGTAGTTGTCGACCATCTTGCCGACTGTCTTCGCCTTCTCACGCCCTGCATCATCGAGCTCGATGTGATGCATCAGATATACGATCTTGTCATCAGGCAGCTTCCTGATGGTCTCCAGAAGTCTGAAGAAGTTCGCTCCGATCTGCGAATACTTCTCATAGCCCTTCTCACTTGCTCTGTACATGAACTCGTGGCTCATAAGGTACTGCGAGTCATCTATGACTATCGAAGGTGTCTTACTGACCAAAAGAGCCTTGATGATGTCTTCATAGTTGTCGGTGTTGTATGTCTTCAGTTCTGATCTAAACGGTAAAGGTTTACCCTGTACGTTGATCACACCGAATCTGTCGGCTGTGCAGTTTCTCATAGAAGTGCTCTTGCCACTCCCGCTGTGTCCGAGTATCAATACTCCGATTCCCATTATTGGTACCTCCTGTTATATGTTTCCTCCATCCTTCGGCACTTCCTCAGGATGTCCCTTGCTCTGCTGCGCTCTCCTGCGATATACAGCTCAAATTCATAACTGTCATCATCGCCCGGTCTGAAATAGCCGGAACCAACATTGATGATGCAATCTCCGCGTGAGTTGGCATCTGATATCAGCCTTCTCAGCACTCTGTCGGTCTTTGGGTCCTTCGGACGCTTCAGAGCATTCCCGATACCCTCACCAATAAGATCGAACAGCATTGCAGCTTCACTTTTCACTTCCGTTGTGGTACCATAATCTTGTCTAAGGATTGGCGCTTCTTCGGAAGTGCTTTTCTTTTTATTCGATATCATCATCGTCCTCCCAGTAAACATCTCCTTCCGTGTCGATCGCATTGCCGCATTCTGGGCAGCTTGTGAATGTTACAGTGTGTCTGTCACTGAACAGAGAACCGACACCGTTATAGTCTTCCCAGTACATCTCTGTGTAATCTGGAACCTCGAAGACTGCTCCGCATTCCGGGCACTTATACATATCAGTCACCTACTGCGAGCCTCAGGATTGTAGCTTCCATCTTCTCGATCTTGGCATCCTTGCTCTCGAGCAAATTTCTGAGGAAATCCGTCTCGCTGCATTCGGCCATGTAGCTGCTCTCGAGTGTTTTGTACATCTTTCTGATGCGCTCGTTCTCCTTCTCGAGTGCTGTGATCTTGTTCTTCAGATAATCCGAGTCAGGGACATCGTAGCTGATGACCTTCGGTGCTTCGGGTGTCTCCCATGCGAATTTCTTTGCGTGCTTACCTTCCATTAATCTTCCTCCTCTTCTGTGAATGTCATTGTTGGGCTTTCGATCGCATTCTCGCCGGAGCGGTGCAACCATGCGTTCTCCATGAAGTCCAGAGCTTCCTGTCTGTCGCTAAATGTAAATTCTGTTGTCATATAGCTGACCTTGAATCTGACTGTGTAATGCATTTGCGTTCTCCTTTCCTTACATCATCGGTGAGCTGCTTGCTACTGCTATCACCATTCCTACTGCGAGTGCTGTGAACATCAGCTCGATTATCACGAACTGGATAATTCTCTTTGCCTTTTCCATTGCTTCCTCCTTCTCTGCCGTATCGCCACACGGTCTGCTTGAGACTCGTAATGCTTTGACAGCCTCTTCTGCTGTGTAGAGCCTCATGTGCGTATGCCCTCCGATTTGTGAATAAGCCTATAGCAGGGTGGACGTTTTTAAAGGTCTTCCCTTGCTGTCGACGAATTCATCGCCCTTAGGCTTTCGGCCCATTCTATAAGGCCACAGCGCACAGCTTTTCTGCGGGCACTCACGCACCTCTTTGATCTCGTTACAGCAGCAGTCGAGGCATTTGGCTCTCATAGCCTTGACGGGCGTGAGCACCTTGATTTTTCCTTTTTTCATGTGTCCTCCTTATCCGAACATCCTTGTCAGCACGAGCTCGAAATCCTCGCTCTGCTGGTCGTATTTACCATCAAGGTATGATTTATCGAGTCGTTCCTCGAAGTCCGTCAGAACGGCTTCTGCATCCCTTACGAGGCATCTAAGTTCATTGTCTTCCGGGTATCTCGACACAGCCATTCTGAGCCCGTCTATAATTCCTTCTATAGGCATTGTTATCACCTCCCTACGTTATCTCTGATAAGCTGAATAGTGTCGTTTCGCTCCTTGACCGACCACTCTGCAGTGTTGATGGCAATTGACAGCTCCTGCTTGCTAAGACCTTTCAGCTCCGCAAGCCTCGTCATAGTCATGCCCACCTTCGCAAGCTCGGCTCTGATAGCGGCGTTCTTTACGAATGTCATTTAACCCTCCTTCCTCATCTCCAGATTGCTTATGAAATAGTCATCGCACACAGTCTGGTCGATGCGTATTTTTCTCATCTTCTGTCTTGCACAGTATCCGAACTTCTTTCTGGCATCGATGTTGCCGAATCTGTTCTTCTCTCTGACACATTCAGAACAGTCGGTGCAGTAACGGTCACATCCTTCAAGGTGCTTAGCTTCGGCTATCGTCTCAGGAGCAAGCTCCTCTACATCCACATAGATCAGGAAGGCCTCGCCTGCTCGTTCAAATCTTGTCTTGAATGCTGCATGAGCCTTCATTTCGGCATTGAACTTATCGACAGCTTCCCGGAATGTGTCTCCCTCACACAGGATGCATTTGGTATATTTGTTCGTCTTCATGTCTATTCCTCCGTAAATAAAAAAGAGGTCAGACTTACATTTTGTAAGCCCACCCTCTCGGTGTCTATTTTACTTCAGAATACTATCCCAAATGTTGTGATTTTAGGAATAGTTGGCTTACAACAATAGAATACACCTATCTTGACATTGTTGCAACAAAATCCTAACATTAACATTGTACTAATTACTGTGCAAGGAGGTATTTACATATGTCATTGGAGGCAAATACTGGAAGATGGAAGGCAGCGGGTATGTCGATGACCGATGGACCGAAGATTTGACCGTTAGAGTATATTTTGAATATTAGCCACGCAAAAAGACCGGAGCTGCCCTGCCCCGGTCTTCTTACGTCTCTATTCATAAAGGAGGTGAATGCCCCAATGGAGCCGAAAGAAAAGAGCCGACCGAAGCCGACTCGATTCGTTGCCAGACCGATTTCCTTGCAGGTTTTCGGTTAGATAAATTATACCACTAATCAACTTAAGCGGTATTTTTTTGTGGGGTCAAGTTCGTCGTATGCATCCACCTCGACCCAGCCTAAGCTCGTCTTCTTCCACAGTTTTGAATACTGCACCCAGCCTGTCGGTTCCTTGATATAGAATTTCGTGCCGCCGGAGCTGCCTCCGATCGTGACGGCAATCGTCGCGTCCCCGGTTACAGTATAGGTGTACGTGTAATGGTCTAAGCCTGTTCCCGTCGAGTATGTAACCTCGAAGGATATGCCTGTGACCAATCCGCCGTAATAACCGACATAGTGTCTGACCACAACATCATCGAGCTGTGAGCGAGTAGGCATCGTTGTTGGTGTCAGCGTGATTATCGAAGCTGACGTACTCGGAAAGTCCACTTCCTCGCTAATTGCCGTACCATCTCTATACAGAGCGCACTGTGAAACGTATGTCGAGGATATGGTACTCGACTCTCTGTGTCCGTGGCATCTGACCTCGATGGATTCTATCGTTGCGTTGCTCGGAATATCTGAGAAGTCAAATGAATACTGTGCGTATCCTGTGCTACCACTTGATGCGTACATATTCGATGTGCTTGAATACGGTGACTCGGCTGTGTGCCCTACCGCATACTCAGCGTATGACGAACCGCTCTGAATACCGCTTGTTGTTACATCGTTCGCTGTGAAGGTCAGAGTTGACTCGGAGCCATGTGCCACAAGTTGGCTTGTTACGTCCGTGCCGTTGTTCGTAACTGTGACTGTCTCGGACTTGTCTGTCGGCGTGATGGTCAGTGTGTACTCGGCATCCTCATAGGTCGATGTCGCACCGCTCGGAACGATAGTTCCGTTGCCGCTTAATGTCGATGTTACCGTTGCCGACACAGGGATAGTGTAGTCGACCTCGATCTCGGCACCGTAGATATTGAACGATGCAGCCGTATTCCTTGAACTTCTACGACAGTTTATCCTTATGCCGAAGTCTGCCCCATCGTCTTTGAATGTCGCATAGTCCTGTGTGAACTCGAACTCGTGGACAGTTGCGCTCGTTGTGATTGCAGAGCAATAAGCGTTGCTGTATGTCGATGTGCCCTTGCAGAGTACAGGTCTATACGATGAGGAGGTCGAACCACCACTCTCAGATGCTTTCAGCAATATGCGAAAACTGTTGATTATCGCATCAGACGGAACAGCTTCCCAATTGAAGCCTTGCAGATAAACGTATCTGTTCGTGGTCGATGCGTAGGTGTTATTGACCGTTGCATACGTTGTCGAGTCCGTATTCGTATAGGCGTTTGATGCGTTGCTGACTGTCAGATAGTATGTGCCCGCCGCGTTATATAGCTCGCTCGGGACAAGCCTTGCTATTGCCATAGACTACCTCCTATCTCTGTGCGTATAGATCACCGACCTCACCCAGAGACGCGGACGGAGCTGAGGAGCCTTTGTAGACCGTTACGATCTCCTCCTCATCCACGAACGTGGCCGTCCCGCCTCCCGTTTTCGGTAGCGTGACCGCAGGAACATCAGAATAAGATGCACCTAAAATCGTTATGTTCTGTGCCATAATGCACCTCCTTATGAGATGCTAAGAATCTTTGTGGTCGAGTCCTGCGATATTGATGGGAGAGCAAGCGAACCAGCAACACCGAGAAGTGTTACACCGCTCTTAATGTTGGATGCAACGATCTTGCTCTGTTCCGTCGAGCTGATTGAAACCGTACCGCCTGATGTGTAGCCGGCAGGAATCGTGACTGTCCCTGCTTTCGTTGAGATGGTTCCACTTGTGCTGCCGTTGTTAGCCATCGAGCCTGAAACTGAACCGCTTGCACCATAGCCGGTCTTGCCTGTCAGCACATCTGATGGTGCGATGTCAGCAGATGCCGTGTCAAAGAATTTGGCTGTACCGCCTCCGCTCTTAGGAATGTCCACCTCAGGAACATTCTGATAAGTTACTCCGTTAATAACAACATTCTGTGCCATATATAGCCTCCTATGAAACTGTGATAGTTGAGCCGTTCCAAGTAATAAGTCCGTAATTGCTTGGTATAGCCTCGATGGTAATGTCTTGTCTTGCCATCAGGTCTTTGATTGGTATGGTCTGTTCCGCTTGGGTAGGCGTAAATGTATAATCTCCGTCATACCTCGGAGCATTTGCAACGCTCGGAATCGTAAGAGACGCACTCAATTCACCTGTAGAACTAAGTGCTCCTGTTAGCGTCCCTATAGAAGATAGCGTTGCGGTTATATTGCCATAAACGTGCATTACATCACCTCTCCTGTAATCTTGAGAGTCGAGCTGATAACCGTGTCCACGCATCCATCTGCATGAGTGATCTCGACATCATAGTTATACTCAGTATAATCGAGCTTCTTTGTTTCGGATGCGAGCATAGTGAATGAGAGCGTATCGGTCGGAATACTTTGCTCATAAAACAGCTCGTAATATGCGCCGCCCTCATACCCTTTGGACACTGCAAAACGGATCGAGTCGCCCTCCTCTGGTACATAAGCCGTTCCATCCGCATTGGTCAGCGTCAGCGCAAGAGTCAGCGTGTCTCCTCTCGTGAGTGTGATTCTGTTGTTACCATCTATGCTGAGCATTTTGCCCTCCTACTTCTTCTCAAGAAATGTAATTCTTGCCTCGTGATCAACAAGGCTCTCGCGCATCTTGTCTATGTCTCGTCCGTGCTCGGTTATCCTTGCATCGAGTTTGTTGATGGATTCTTTGAACTGATCGATGCTTGCCTTGAGTTCTGCGATGTTCGTGTTCAAGTTAAGTATTGGCTTGAGCACTACAAGCAGTGCCCCTGCGAACGCCAGCAATGCCATTATCATTCCGTCATTCATATTTCCTTACCTCGTGTCTGTATGTACTGCATTGCCCATGTTAGGAGCGTTTATTGCGTATCCGTTAGAGTTATAACCATTACAATAGGAGTAGTGATGATTCTTCAATTTCTTAGCGTGCTTAATCACCTTAATTCGCCCTGAGAGCGTGTCTGTGACTCCTTGAATATAAAAGTCTACCGCCTTGCCTTTCATGTGCCTTGAGTGGGAAGAAGAGCCGCTCAGACGGGCATTGAACTGTGGACACCTAAGACCGCTTGTGACGATTATAGGCTTTCCGAATTGATCCCTGATGCTCTGGAGCTGTGCGAGAGTTTTCGCCCTCATCTGTGTAGGATAGCCGGTGCAGTAACGACCTTTGCAGCCGCATCTGAACTCTTCTGGCTCGAAGTTTTTGCAGTAACGTTTGACATTCCTCCAATGCCTCAGAGCCTTGTCCGTTTTTACGCCGTAATCACCATCGTGCTCTTCAGGCTGATCTGGGAATGCGATTTTCTGAAACTTCTTGATGTTCTTCTTACAGTAAGAGCCGAGTCCGAGATACTTGAAGTATTCTTTTCTTTTCTCAACACTGAGTAATGCCATCACTCTGCCTCCGTCAGCATCTGCTGATCCTCGTCCCAGTCTTCTTCCTCATCGTCTTCATCTTCATCGTCATACTCTTCCTCGATGTAAACCGAGCCGCCCTTTAGACCCTCGACAGCTTTGATAAAGTTGTGGATGAAATTCGAGCCTCTTGAGAAGAGAACGCCAGTGAGGATTATGTCTATAGTCGGATTGATTGAAATCCCCTCAACCACTTCCGCAAATCCTGAGTTGAACAGCATCGTGCGGAATGCGAACGCCAAGCACAGACCGAGCACAAGCGATTCGATGTGGATTCGGAGCGTCTTATATTCCTTAGTCTCTGCCGCCTCGATCATATCCTCGATATACTCGACAAGAGCCTCCATCGTGATTGTTACAAGAAATATCAGAATAAATGTCTTCATCTAAACCCTCCTTATCCTAAATAGACCGCTGTGTGTACCTTTGGCTTGGTTGAATCATTGAGGATGTCCCCTCTCTGCTTCTTTGTACCCTTGTACTTGAGCACGGTCAGACCACTGATCTTTTTCCACTTCTTCGGCAGTGTAGTCGCGCTGCTCTTCTTAGGTGTTTTCAGCCCAGCGTATCTGCAAGCAACACTGACCAGATTGCAACAGTTTGTAGTCGTTTTCTTCTTGAGCTTTGAGCAGTCAAATCCGACCTTTTTTGCCGCATCGTAGAGCTTGCAGTTCTTGCCCTTTGCATTGCTGTACTTGATTTTCTTACAAGCAACAGCTTTTTCCATACCTCGTGCTATCAGCTCACGCGCAGTCGGATCGACTGCTCTGATAATGCGCGTCCAGTGATATGCCGAGCCTTTCTTCTTTGAATAAACGAATTTTCGTATGTGTATGCCCTTTTTCTTCGTGGCTTGTGCTATTCGTGCCATTACTTCCACCTACCAATCGCATGTATATGGAATTTGCAAGATACCGTTCCACTTGCTGTGCCCATTGCTATCACATTTACTGCGGAGGCGCTTAATGCGATTAATGTACCCACATAAAAGCCGTTTCCGATTGAACCATCTGCTGTGACAGATGGCTCAGCGATAAACGCCCCACTTGGGAAAGAGAGCGCCCCCGTTTGGTATCCATAAAAACCGTTTACGGCGTAATAATGCGTTAATGAGCCATCCCATACGCCCCAGCATTCGGATATGCCGCTATTCCACTTTCGATAGCTCCATATGCCGTCTGTTCCAGTCTCTATAACAAAATCGTCATATTCCGTCTCTTTAGTTGGAGCAGCGTCGAGTGTAGGTGTGATTCCAAGAGCTTCCGCAAGCGATGTGCTGAGCGTGCCCAGTTCCATCTCGCTGTATCTCTCTTGGAGCACATCGTAAACAGTCTTTACAATCTTGAATCGTCCCTCCATGCCGTATCTCGGAAATACGACTTTGACAGTATCGCACAGCTTACACTCGTAAAGAGCGGCAAGGTGTGCATACTCTGGAGTGTCTTGGAGCCTGATAAAATCGACCTTGATTGTCTGCGCTGGTAAATGTGGCTGATTAGTCTGCAACAGATCCCGCGCCATTTGCTCAAGGTCGGATACGCTCGGAGGATCTTCAAATTTATCGGACAGATCCAATGGAATACATTCCGTCCTACCGCTATAAGTAGCCGCCTCGGAATCTACCATCGAGCCGACTACGATAGTTTCGTTGTTCTTCCAAAACGGAATAACTGCCGAATAGCTTTCAGAATAGCTCGTATCCTCATCGTAGTTGAGTAGATTTACACCATAACGGATTGTTAAATCTCTCTCCGTGCCTCTTGCGCTGTGTAAGATTACGCTCCACTTATCCCACTCGTATTCGCCTCCGTATGCATCAAGTATT